ACGCTTCATGTAGAGGCGCCTCCTCAATTTGGTTTTGTGCCTTTCTTTCCGGATCAGCACATTACCATTGTATTGATGGGCGTCTCTTTTTTCAAAGGCCGCTTTTATTGATTACAGGAATGCTCCTAATTAAGTTTTTGTTCATAGTTACTCGCGCTTGATATAAAGAAAGCAGACCGACTTTTGTGATCTGCTCATCTTCTATGGGTATTTCGGGCGGTACTGGCGGGTCGGGTGGCGGCTCCGGTGGACGCAGTTGTTTGCACTGTTCAAAAAACTTCTTCATGGCCTCAGCAGCGCTGTTTTGTATTGCAAGGCCGCTTAGCATGTAGGAGTTTTGCACCGGCTCGGTGGTATCTGTATATAGCATACCGTCACTAAATCCTTCGGCCATAGCTGTCTTGGCGCTCATCCAAGTCTCGTTGTCCATCATCTTGGATATGTCCGCCCGGTCTCTGCCGGTTTTTAGCTGGTAAGCGTTCACGATGGTCTCTTTAACCTCGTCCAGCACATCGGCAGCGTGGCGCATTTCTTTGGCATCACCGGCAGTCCATAGCCAGGGATTATGAATCATGAGGATACTAACCGGCGACATTAAGAGTTCTTCGCCGGCCATAGCGATGACTGAGCCAGCGGACACTGCTTTGCCATCAACCTTGACCGTCACCTTGCCCTTGTGTTCCTTTAGGGCGTTATACATGCCAGCTGCCGCAAACACATCACCGCCCCAGGAATCAATCCAAACCGTTATGTTTTTATCCGTGTGCTCGGCCAGGGCCATGCGGAAGGCGTTAGGGCTTGCCACCTTAATCCCAAACCATTCATAAATCCAGGCATCATCATCACTAACAATCTCGCCCTCGATGCGCAGTTCAACTTCTTCTGGATTATCGGGATTGTTTTTAAAACTCCAAAACCTCAGTTTACTCACCTCCTGTAAGCCAGTACGTATACCTGACTTCGCCGTCTTCCTCGGACGTCAATTCAAAGCCGTGCTTTTCGGCCAATGCCCTTGATGCTTCGTTTCCCTCAGTCGTTACCCAAAGTATTTTTTCGATGTCGGGCAACTCGGCAGGTGTATCGGCAATTGCTTGATCAACCATGTCGTCAGCAATCCCTTGGCCTCTGTAATCTGGGTCAACTGCAAGGTTGAAATGACCTTTTTTACCGGTTGCGCGGTTCTCAATGAATCCCACAGGCTTGTCGTCCCGCTCTACAATATACCGGTATTGAGAATCGTCGTAAAAATAACGGGGACCGAGCTCGGCCTTTTCCTCTTTGGACAAGGTTTTGATTACCTGTTTAACCTCTGGAAGTTTGTCCTCGTTTTTCTCGTTTGTTGGCCTAAACCTACTGTAGTATGACTTTGCTCTTGTTGGTGCAGGTGTAGGTATAGGTGCGGGCTGGGCTCCGGTGCCACCGTCTTGTTTAGGCCCCTGCTCGGCGGCTTTGTCTACCGAGACCATGTTCCCGTTGATAAAGTAAATCTTGCCCGTTCCTCCTTCCTGCGGGTTCATCCCGACCATCTCCCGCCATTCGTCAGCGTTTACAACGCCGTCCTGCCGGGCAATATGCAACGCCTCGGCCTGGCTCTTTGTATCACCCCGAAGCAGGGCGGTAACGGCAAACTCGGCAAAAAACTCCTGCTTACGCTCCTCCGGAGAAAACAGTTTCCAGTTTATATACTGTTCCCACCGATATATCCAGGGGCGCATTGAGTACATTAAAAATTCCAGGGACAAATGTTCAATATTGCTAAAGGTCGCCTTTTCCAGGTCGGCCAGCATATGCGGAGGAACACGATAGATACCGGCTATTTCAGAGCGTTGAAATTTGCGCGTTTCCAAAAACTGTGCCTCTTCAGGCGGAATGCCCAGTTTAGTGAACTTGGCGCCTTCTTCAAGGATGATAGTACCGTGCGACTTCTGTAAGCCTCCGTACTCCTCTCGAAACGATTTTTTTAGCCGCGCAAAAGACTCGTCAGACATACTTTGCGGATGCTCTATTATTCCGCCCAGGTGTGTGCCATGACCAAAAAACCGGGCGCCGAATGATTCAGCGGCCAGGCCCAGGCCGATAGCCTCCATGGCCATCCTGATAGGGCTGTAACCCACTATGCCGTCAAAGCCAAGGCCGGGGATGTGCAAAACTTTCTCTGCCGGCATAATCTCCACTTTCCCGCGGTCCGTGAGTTCATACTCTATTGCCCTGGTTTGTTTATTTCGTACCGGGCGCATTTGCGTCCAGGGGATGGGATATAACCGGACTACTGCACCGCGCCCGTTATATGTTTTTTCCGAGTAACAGTTGCCGGACGTAAGTATGTGCCCCATCATTGTTTCACGCCAGGTCATGGACGGCATTTCTTCATTGGGCACAGTATGCAGAACATCATACAGCGGGTGATCCGTGGCACGGTCCTTGCCGTTGCCGGAAGAACGTTTTCTGTATACGTGCAGGGGCAAGCTGGCAAGTGTTTCAGACAGCACCCTGATGCAAGCATAGACGGTTGTGTAACGCAGTGCCGAATCTTCGTTTACCCTTACGCCTGCTGTTGCCCTTTGTCCGCCCAGGACTAACTTAAGGTCTTTGTACCAATCATCCAAAGTGTAATTTTTAAACAAAATTTTTGACGCTAACTTCATGCGTGATAATAAACTAATTAGCTTCACCCCCTGTCAGCGAACGAACGCCCCGGGTTTCGTAGATCGATGTTTTGGTATTCTCAAATCTGATAGCTATATTCATAGCGTTTACGAGCGCCACAATAACGTCGATTCTGTCTTTTGACTTATTTTTCATTGGTTTTAGGTTTTCGTTACCGTCCATAACCACAGCTATATTCCCGAAACACCACCTGGCAACTGGATGTTTTTCATGGGTCAGTTGACCAATGCGTATTAATCGCTCAAATTCTTTCATGCCCGGGGACATCCCGGCAATTGTCTGCGGAACTTCGACCGGTTCAATTTCTGCTTTCGCCAGTCTCTGGGTAAGCATCCGGCTATTCCACGGGTCAGCGCACAGATACTGTACCTTAAACAGTTTAGCCATAGCCTTGATTCGCGCCTCAACAAAATCATAATCAACAGCGTTACCCGGGGTAGCGTGGAGATATTTCCCTTTCACCCAGCGGTCATATGGTACACGGTCCCGTGCAATGCGCTCTTTCATTTTATCTTCGGGGATCCAGGCTTCAAAAGCAGCCCGCCAACCATCCTGGCCAGCCTGGGGTGGAAACAGCAGGGCAGCGGCCGTCAAGTCTACTGTGCTGGATAGGTCAAGGCCGATATAGCATTTCTTGCCCACAAGTTCGGCCGGATTCCAATCCCCAACCGAGGACTCCCATAAGGTTAGCGGCAGCCAGCCAACAGTTTTTAACGAAATCCACTGATTTAGCCGGAGCCATCGGAATAGTTTTTCTTTACCCTCATCGTTCCGGGCCCCGATGGCTTCCTGCCGGACCTTCTCAATGTCGATTGAGTGACCCAGACTCGGGTTTGCCTTATACCAGGTGACCTCGTCAAAGATATCATCATCCTCGTCGGCAGCGTAAATCTTAGCGTACCAAATAGGGTCAGTTATTTCACCGTCAATCAACCTGCGGGCGTATTCATGCACTTCCCAGCCGATTGAGTGCCGATCGGGGTCGTCGCCGGCCGTTGTAATTACCCACCAAAGCGGTTCTTTCCGGGCGGAGCCGGCGCCGAAGGTCATTACATCCCACAGGTCCCGGTTCGGCTGGGCGTGTAACTCGTCGAATATTACAACCGTGGGGTTTAAGCCGTGCTTGCTGTAAGCCTCCGCTGACAGCACCTTGATAAACGTACCGGTTTCGCGGTTATGGATTTCCTTCTTGCTGTCAACAACCCTGACCAATTCCTGCAGGTCCTCATCCTGCTCAATCATCTCCTTGGCAGCTTTATAAACCAAACCTGCCTGTTCTCTCTCGGCGGCACAACAATATATCTGCCCGCTGGGCGGATCATTAAACAAGTGATACAAAGCAAGGCCGGCCGTTAGTTCGGTCTTGCCGTTCTTCTTGGGTATCTCCAGGTATGCGTATTGGTACTGCCGGTAACCGTTATCTTTAACGGTACCGTAAACATTCCAGATAACCTCATACTCCCAGTCAAGCAATAAAAAAGGCTGACCGTAAAAGTCGCCAGTGTGATGGAGCAGTTGGATAAATTCAATTACGTCAAGTGCCCTTTGCTTGCTGTGCATAGATCATCACATGCCTTCGCGCTTCCTCCGTAAGTATTCGGCCGTAGCAGATTCTTTCTTTTTGGGCGCCTTTTTGGGTATAGACCGCAGCGCCCCCAGGATAGTCATTACAGACTCCTTTTCAATCTGCAAGAGCATCTTGCGTTTGTCCATCAGTTTCTTGTCCCAGGCTATGATGAGATTTTGAATGGCACCCCGCTCTTGCAAGTACTGCAAAAAATCTATTTCGCCTGCGCTTTTAGCCTGGGCCAGTTCGTTGATATTGTCACGCAGTTCCCTGATAGTTACCTCGGCCTGCTTGCACTCGGATACCAGGATGCAGTACCGGTTAATAACGGCCTCGTGCAATGCGTCATTGTGTCCAATCTTCTCCAGCAGTTTCGTGACCCGGTTAAACTCCTTTTTGGCAGACTTGCTCTCCCGGACCTCCGGCCATGGTTTCATCTTGACGCCGGTGAGCAACTGGCTCTCGGCTTCCTCCCGGGCCTTGAGCTCGGCCTTGGTCCGGTGACTCTTTTTTTCAAACTTTAAAACCGAAACTGGCTTTGGCGGTCTACCTGCCATTTTAAAACACACCCCTGCCCATTAAAACATAAGTTTAAGTTATCTCATTTTGGGAAAAAATCTTGTACGAAGGTTGCCCACCGGTCTATAGCCTAATATCTGGAGGGATTTATACCCCCCTACCCCATAAACTATAAAAATAAATTATACTTCCCACTCACTGCCAACGATCTTCCTTTTGCCTTTAACACTGTTGCAGTGTATGCAAGACGCCTGATGATTATCAGGATCCCAGAATAAGGGGTCATTAGGACCGGCCGGGGGAGTGATATGGTCAACGCATTTTGCTACCAGCGTGCATCCGGAATCAAGCCTCAGTTTGCATATCTGGTTCCCAGGTTGACGCAGGAACCACTTGGAATACTTTTGCCACCGGCCATCATATCCCCGCCGAGACGCTGTTCCACGTTGATGGTCATATTCCATCTGGGTTTGTCTCTTATGTTTATCACAGTAACTACCTGCGACAAGAGCACTACACCCTGGTTGCCGACATGGTTTCAAAGGTTTAACTGGCATTACCCTCGTCCCTCTTCCACCGCACCAGACCCCACACAGCTAAGACTATATACACAGCAAACAGAAAAGTTTGGGCATACAAACCGGCCGCGAAGTCAATCACCATCCAGGCTGTGTTGGTGCAGGTCCAAACCGCAAAGCACCACGGCTTCTTGTATATGTTCGCCACAACGCCCACGATAGACGCTGTCGTAATCAACCAAGTGTAGTCCATTTTTGCCCTCCGTAAATGTCCCTCTACCCTTAGCTTGCTTTCGTCCTACAAACTTCCAGTTTTTATCATGTGAGATTAACATATCAGTACATTGTGTTACACTCAAAAAATACCCGGGAGCACTTCAAAATATTGGGCTTAAATACATTTCAAAAAATTTAATGTAACGTTGGCTCAATATGTTACTCAACCAAGTT